GAGTGCATGGTCCTGGACAACACTTCCAAAAGTAATAAAATCACAGACTGTGTCTTCTGGTACAAGTCTCCTATACGCAAAAACTTCAGAGTCGGTGGCCCCAGTTTCTGGCAGTACCACCAGAGGTTCTATAACCCCCGGGCGGCTCAGATGCCTGCCCAGCCCACCAGAGATCCCAAGCGGCGCGGGGAGACCCTTATAGTCAAGAAGGCGCGGTAGTCAGCTCCACATAATTTCAAACTAAAATTCAATAATGGCTGGGGTGTTGACCTACGACCCAAGCGTGGACAGTATCATGTCCGCTATACCCCCACAGGAGCCTAACCTGAACGAAGAGATAGCCCGGGCCGCTCTCGAGCGTCAGCAGTTCGGTCCGGCGCAGACTAGTGTTCCCACTGGTCTTTCTCGTCCAGGAGAGAGCTCTGACAAAAAGTCGGGACCCCCCACGGGTCTTCTGAGAATGCCTTTAAATGCGCCGGAAAAAAAGGTTGAGGAATCTCAAATGGCAGATTTCGCGACTCCTATCGAGGAGGTTATGCCAGGACCTGGACAGATGATGCAGGACGAGGTCATGGGTCCTCCGTACCAGAAGAGCGCAGGGGGTCACCAGCACGCGGCCGAGGAGTCCCCCAAGGCGCGGTCCAAGAACCCCTTCGGCCTCAAGGATGAGCAGTACCAGGCACTCCTTGCAGGTGTCGCAGCGGTCATAGCATTCTCCAAGCCTGTGCAGAGCAAGCTTGGAGATATGGTTCCAAAGTTTCACGGTCCTTCAGGCGAAGTGTCTTTGACAGGGCTGGCCGTCACGGCTCTCGTGGCTGCACTCGTGTTTTACATGGCCAAGAAGTACTTGGTGGATGGAGACCGAGTTTAAGAGACAAAGTCCGAAGGACTTTAGATCCCTCGTGATCTAAAGAGGTCCCATCGGACCCGACTTTGTCTCTAGTCCCTCACAGTGTCCCCGCAATATGTACGATTACCACTTGGCGTGTAAACCCCTGCATCTATTGCAATCTTTTCAACTTTTCAAAATGTTCCCAAAAGTTCTTGGTATGGTCATACTCTGGAACTGACATATGGGCCAACTCATGAATAAGTATATACATTGCTGAATTTACATCGGTTCCATCCAAGCAGATGTAAATTTCGTATCCCTTATTAACATTCGAACCTATGGGTCCTTTGGTCTTATCCCAGTTCAACATTCCTGTTATGATAGACGGCTTGCGTACAGGGTCCCAGAGGGGATCACCCGTCTTTTTCAGAGTGTCCAAAAGAATCCAGTACTTGTATTTGAGTTCCATAAGCATCTGGGGTTGTGTGTTGGCCGAGACTATGTAGACCAAAACGGCAAAGACCATTATAAATATGGGAACATATTCCATCTATTATATCACTTAGATTTTTTAAACACAAACTTGGAATACACATCGGAAATAAGTCCGTTTGGTTTCGAGAGCATAGGCTCATACACGACCAGGATAATTCCGATCTTTTCAAGTGCTTTGATAAGCACGCTAAAGTCGAGGAGGGGTTCCTCCTTGGGTCCATCGGCGTAGAAAGGCCCGTCGGCCAGCTTGACCATCAGTCGTCGTCCGCCTGCAAAGACATCAAATGTGTTTCCGAGAGAGTCGGAATAGTGACCCCATTCGTTACCCATAGAAAGCGCACGGGACTTGTCGGGGGCGATACCTATGAGGAGCCCACCAGACTTGAGCGCGCAGTCAATCGCTTTGATTGAGTTCTCAAAGTCGTCCATGATGTACTGAATCGAAAAGTTGTAACAGATGACATCAAAAGGACCTGCAAAGGCTGCCTGAATTATAGTTCCCTGACCAAGGAACCAGACGCCAAAGTTCAACTCTATGGCCCTTTCCTCCGCCTCACGGAGGGCCTCTCCGTCTGGGTCGATAGCGAACACATGGGCCGAAATGGACTTCCACTTGTGCCAGTCACCCCCACGACCACAGCCGCAGTCAAGGACCATAGACCCTGGTTGGACCCAGTGCTGAATGAGGTCCCGTTTGCAATGGTTGTGAGTTTTCCGAAGAGCTTCCATTTGTACTTGATCTAATGACGATCGTTGGCCTTATGTCAAATTTGTAATAGCTTAAAAAAGAAAGTACTAGAAATACAAATGGGTACTCTCGAGCAGGACTATTTGACGGTTCCAGGTCAGCTTTTCGCGTGCATTTCTTTCGTGGGTCCAGACCAGCCTCAGAAGAATGAGAAGTTGGGTATGAAGATTCGCGGGTGCTTTCCCAGCCGTGACGAGGCGGCAAACCACGCCAAGCGTCTGCAGAAGGAGGACGCTCTGGTCGACATTTATGTGGTCGATATGTACAAGTGGCTTTTGATCCCTCCAGACCGTGATCAGATTGAGGATGTCCACTACCAGAACGAGAAGCTCGAGGAGATTATGCAGAAGTACCGCCAGAACCAGAGTGCGGCAGCTGCTATGTTCGAGAAGCGCAAGCGTGATATGCTGGCCCAGCCCCAGCCAGGTCCTTACCCATACATCGACCCGGCCGATGAGAACTCCAAGTTTTACAACAAGCCAGATGTTCCACCCATTCCCCACCCCGCCGATATTGTCGAGGAGCTGCGCAAGGAGTTCCCGGACAAGGTGTTGGCCGAGCTCATCAAGATGGCTGATGAGAAGGTGGCCAAGATTATCGAGGAGCGCAAGATGCCAGCCGTCTCGGTCATCGTGGAGGAGAACGAGGCAGGTGACGACGATGTCCCTTCGGCTCCAGTCTGAACCTGAGTTGCTACGCAACTCGACTTAATTTCCCTGCAAATAATAGAAAATGTTTTTTAAAGTCTTAGCATTGGTAATTGTGGCATACCTCATGTACATGGCTTACATGAGGTTCCCACCAGCACCAGCTAGAATATCTCAACCTGTTCCTGCATTTGACAATCAGTTTGAGGTATTCAACGATATGGAACCTCGGGATCAAACCCGAGAGAATCCTTGGTTGGGGTTTTTACAAGAAGATATTAGAGCAAAAAGAACCGGACCTATTGGTAACTTTGTAGGTTACGACGATCCCTCACCAAAAGCACCTTTATATTCAGTTTATGGCGCTATTTATACAGGGGCGTAAGTCCCAGTTCCGGAGGAACTGTCCTCGCTGCGCGACTGGTTACTTTGCCTGAAAAACAACTGGACGCAAAGCCCCAGTTCCGGAGGAACTGTCCTCGCTGCGCGACTGGTTACTTTGCCTGAAAAACAACTGGACGCATATTCGCAAGCAAAAAGCCAATAACCATACCTAGAAGAATAAGACCGATTTGATTCTCCTTAAAAGCCTCAAATGGGTCCTTTTTTTGCGCTCGCTCTACGGGGTACATAGGCTCGAATCGCCGCGGGGAGTCTATCTGGGACGGCCATTCATTTTCCGGTGGCGGGGCGCTTCTTGACGGGGGTTCGCTTTGTTGTTTGAGGAACGGTAGGTTCTCCATCACTATCACTTACATCACTCTCGCTTTTATCTGGTACAACAAATCCATCCAAATTTCCATCTTCGTCAGCATCAGATTCGTCCTCCTCATCCTCGGTGTCCGTCTCGATATCTTCAGAAACATCATCTGGGTCCTCCGTGTCGTAATCATCCGCGTCGTAATCGTCCTCGACTTGCTCGATGGGCTCGTAGCGCTCCGGGGGCTTGGATACGCGGCCGGAACGAGTTCTCGTACCAGTTCCTTCGGTAGCAGCAGCCTCTGCGAGGGTCATGAGGTCGGGCGAAGGCTGTTCTGCAGCCGGAGCCACGAGTCCTGCGGGGGCGAGGACAGTCCCTGCGGGACTGGGACTAGACGCGTGAATCTGCCGAGCAGGGGGGGCTACAGTCCCTGCGGGACTGGGGTTACTGCCCATGGTTCTTCGCGTGGCCCGGGTCGCCGACATTTACTACATAGTCTTCGAATGTATTGTTTAAGTACCTTGGGAAGAAGTGAAGTCCTTGTGAAATTGCATTTTGATTCAAAATATATTCTCCTTCAAGACCCAGGTTTGTTGCTATCAAATTGAGCTCATCCTGATACTGTCCATCGTCTGCACGCCTGTTGCCGAGTGCCAAGTCCCTGATGCTCTCTACTGCGGTGTAGAGGGCTCCTGCTGCGTCATCACTCGAGTTGGCGGGGCCAACTCTCGAAGCCAACCGTTCGAACGCGTGGAGATTGTCCAAAAATCTCCGCCAACTGACTGGGTCCAGGCCCGAGTACGGATGGACCATGAGCTCGTACTTCTTGAATCTGGCTTTTGGTCCCATTGGAAAGAAGATCCACAAGGAAAGTAGGAGAAGGACTACCCACAATAGCAACATCATTGAGTTGCTCTACTATTGATGGAGGAAGAATATGTTCACGACCATGAAACTCGGAGCAGTCTTCATCGAAACACCTTTGAGACACTCGGCCTGAGTGGATCGAAAACCAGACATGGTTGGACTTGTGCTCACGCTTCAAGTTTTCGCAGTACCTAGAGTCCGTCTGGACATACCACCCATCATACTCGTGTCTCTGAATCCGCTTCACATGTGTTTGCTCTTGACCAACCATGTACTTTTGAATAAAGTCCTCTATACCTTTGACTTCGACAACCTGTCCCTCGTCCTCCTTGGGAGTCTCACCTGTCCTGACGGAAAAGAGTTCCAATATTTCAACACTCGGTATCTTGGAAAACTCACGCGTACTGTTGAGCTGCCTCCAAGGAATATAGGGATCTCCCGTCGGTTTCTTGTGTGACCAAAGCATCCTGAGACCAGAACCCCCATAGACTGAGGCATCTATGATGGAGTCCCATGGTCCTTCCCCCAAGGCTTGGATCAATTTTGATCTAAAATTAAGAGCCTCTGTCCTGGTAACAATAAGTCTTGGCCAATGGATATGGACTCCAGACTTGATCAAGCCTTCGGCCACTACCCTGGGACGGGCCCGTGCTATCAGACACTCGGACACTTTGTCACCTCCCAAAGTCTCATGAATTATGGAACAAAATTGAAGTAGGTCTTCATCACTTAGTTTTTCCTTGGCCTTGTAATCCAGGTCTACGAAAAACTTGAACCTATCTGTCTTTTGTTCGACCACAAACAATTTTGATCCAAAATTAATTGTCTGACAGTAAGCCTGGTGGAACTCCCGAGTTTCCTCTGGAGGTACGAGGAGGACCCCGCCATCCATGAGGACATGGGTCCCACTTCCCCTGGGGACCTTCCACTTTTCCATTACATTTCAAACTTTCTAAAACTCTAAGTGTTCAAGTTGCTAAAGGACAAGTCCTTCGGACTTGGGACTATTCCTCATCCGAATCCCCCGTCAAAAAAGCCCAAAAAGGTTTGGGCTTTTTCTCTTTGGTAGCCTTTTTAATTTTCTCTTCTATCTCTTCGAGTTCTGCTTCTGCCTTTTCAATCTCATAGTGGAGCTTACGAATAGTCATAACATTCGCCAAATCTTCCGGCTTGGCCTTGGTATCGTTACACAGCTTGAGGAGGTGTGTAGCGAGCTCAATTTTGCTCTTCGTCATGTGATATTTTCAAGTATTTTAAACACGCAAATTGAACGGGGTTTTCTGTGTAGTAGACAGGGCCTGATGAAACTCTGGGTTCCCGAGCACATGCTGGCGTATCATAGGCCAAAGGTTCCCTTTTTTCGATATTTCAGCTAGACTCTCGAACTTACAGTCGTCATTCTCATCATAATTTTTACGAAAAGGAACTTGGTTCCCTTCCATTTTTTCCTTTTCTTCATTGAACCTTTTCACTATGTGTTTGTGCTCAATAGGAGTCATGGGCATATCAAACACATATACATGATAGTGATTTATAACATCTACCCCGTCCTCGATGTCCCGAGGCTCGGGGGTGGAGGTGACAAACTTAAAATAGGCATATGAGCCTCGTTTTAAGTTTATGGTCCCACGTGTTTCCTCTTCGAGTTCTCGAACCGCACATCGAAGCGGGTTATAGACCTCTCGGCGTCGACATCCGCCAGTAACGAATGTCCACTCCTGATATCTTCGGTCGTGAACGACCAAAAAATGAGGAACATCATTCACGTGGGACACGGGTATCGCTATCGCTTTGTGCCTTTCTCTGGTCATTGTCCTCTACTGATATTTCTGGGACAAAAAAATTGTTGAGTCTTCCCGAGCGTGGATTGTAAGTTACGAGAAACAATATACAAGCGATAAAAGCCCACACGAGCCAATGCATTTTCTAATTTTGGGGGAGATAAAACTCTTGAGTTTTATCTCCTGGGCTTAGTTGGCGTAGAGCAGCGAGCCGAGGCCGTTCTGGATACGGAAGATGTTGTAGTTGACGGCGTACAAGTACTGAACTGGGTAGTTGATGTTGGGGTTGGCCAGACTCAAAACACCGTTGGGCAGTGTCGAAGGCACGACCAGGCGGAAAGTGTCGAGGCGGGAGAACTTGAGGGTGCCGGTTGGCTGGAGCTTGGTGGTGTCCAGACAGTAGCTGATGATGGCCACGTTGGCCGTGGTGTTGTTGTGGATGTATCCGTAGGGTGTGTTGTAGTACTGGGGCACATCGACCCAGTGAACCATATGGCGGGAATCTCCGACATCCACACCGTTCACCTGCGTCTTGAGCTGGTAAGGAGCGGCTGTCGCCGAGCCAGCACCGTTGGCATAAATCTGGCTGTAGTTCACAGAAGGGAAGGCGATGAACTTGACTGGCTGGGCCAGGGCGAGCTCCTGGACTGGGTTGGAACCTATAACTACGCGTTGCACCTGTGTGATGAGCAGGTCTTGCTTCTCCTTGGCGAAGAAGTCGCGCTCAGACTGGTCCAGGTACACGAAGTTAGACCAAGCGATGTACTGAAGTTGCGAGTAGTTTGTGGTTGTGTTGGCGGTTCCGGTGAAGAAAGAGATTGCGGTACCGGCCAAAACTGGACCGGTCACCTGGGATGGGTAAGTCACCGTCACATTGCTGTTTGCGAGGTTCGAGGTGCTGGACACATAGACTGGACCCGCCCAAGGCAGACCAGCCACATACTGGCCAACTGCCAAAGAGCCAGTACCGCTGTAGCTGGAAATCTGG